ACGTTGTCCCAACCGGTGCCTGCGCACTCATGTCGGAGATGTTCATGTCACTGATGGCACCTAGCCTGCGGCCCTCTTCGGTGAGGCGCTGCAACAACGCCAAGAGTGTTTGACTCGGCTCTTTATAAGGCAAGGTGAGGATGTTGTCCTTGATCGACCCACTGGGCACATCTACGTCACGGAACTCCCCAGGGCTAATCGGTGTATCGTCGCCCTTGACCCGAAGCCCTCGGGACTTCAACCCTCCAGGCAGATTAGACAGCGTGCCCGCGTCCACCAACTGACGAATGAGCGCCGTACCCGCACGGGCAAAGCCCCCGATGATATGAATCAACCCAAGGCCGTAGAACCCAAACCCCGGCACGTATACGTAGTGTACGAAGTGATCCCGCTTGAGTTGCAGCGGGTCTTCCGGGTTCCAGTTTCGCCGAATAGACAGCACTTCCTGAGTGCCCTTGTCGATGGTAATGACGTAGGGCTTAGCCAGCGGCTCGCCGTTTACTTGTTTGCTATCTTCGTCGTCTTCGTCTACCCCAGGAATACACGTTTGTACGTGAATCTCATACAGGGTGTAGCGGTTGTCGTTAGTGAGCACGTAGCCGTTTTCTTGGGCCTTTTTCTTCTCAAGCTCGGTGTATGAGGCAATCGGATCGCCCAGGTCAACTTCTCGGTAGAACCCACTAGCCATCAGCCGCTCGACCTCATTTTTGGTCTTACGCATCTGGTGGGTGACCCGCTCGGCCACCTCGATATGGGCAGTGCCGTAAGGCACGATGACATCTTCTGCCGGGATATACACCGCCGTGGGTCGACCCATACTCGGGTCAAAATAGACTTTCTTGAACGCAGAGCCCGCCAGCCCCAAAGAGAACAACATGCGCTCGTGTTCTGAGCGGTACTCCACCATCTTCTCGGTCAGCATGTAGTTCATATCCTCCCGCACGCGAGAGGCTGACTCTTCTTTTTCTTTTGTAACCTTACCTAAAATTTTTGTTTTGACTGGCCCCGCAGCGGGGAACGTCTCACTCATTGTCTCTGCTTGGAACCGGATGGCCGCCTCTGACAGCACCGTCGAGTACACCCCACAGGCACCATCCCATGGCTGGGTGCGCTCCTCGTACTTGAACCCAAGCACCTCCAGACCCTTAATAAAGGTGTCTGACCACTCCTTGCGGGAAGTAAAATCGGCCTCAACCAAACCTATCAAGTCAGAAGCAAGGGTCTGCAACTCCCCCTCATCAAGATGCTCGGCAATGTTGGTGTCAAACTGGTCAAGACTGTCTTCTTCGTCTGCATCGGGGACCAATGTAATCTCTACACTGCCGTCATCGAGCGTCACCATTTTCGGGTCAGCAATCTCGATCTCCAACGCACCCGCCCCGGCCTCGTCAAGGGCATCCATTCCTACAGGAGCTTCGTACAACGATTTTTCAATAGCCATAATTTATGTCCTAGTAGTACCGGTTTTTGCCTCGTGACCGAAAGTGCTTCGCCGGTTCTGGCTCATCGGTAGGGAGCCTAATAAACCCACCTTGACGAAATCGCATCAGCGCCATTACTGTTGAGTCTACCAAGTCGTCATGGCTCATAAACGGGAAGCCTGCAATCTCTTCTACGACCTCTTCGGCCCACCGGGTTTGTGGCACCCAGCACAGCCCAGACTTCACAATATCGGCAACGGAATTCAATCTTGCTAACTTATCCCCACTACCCCGGTGGGGTGTGTACTCGCTAACCGGTATGCCCATCCTACGCATCTCTTGGTACAACGCCGTACCAGAGGACTTCTTTTCCACGATAAACGTATCGGGCTTCCAATACTTCCACGTATCGTATGATAACGACTTTAGGTCAGGAAATTCAATGCGTTCTTTGATCGAGTTAAGAAGTATGATGTTGTAGGCGTTTGTCTGGTCGTTGAGGAACACGCCCCATAGGGTAATCGCCGTGAAGTCAGCACGGTTGTGGGTTTCGGCAGCAGCATCCAGGGACATGATTATGTACTCAACCAAAGCAGGGGGGTCTTCCTGCTCCCAGATATTCCACCACTCACGCTTTACGATTGAGGCTTCTTCGGCGGTCGGGTTTTGCTGATACTGGGCATTCCATTGGAACGTCGGCATGGACGCCTTGGTGCGGTGCAGCGCTTCTAGGTCAAAGAATTCTGGCCATAGTGGCTTCTCAACAACCTCCCCATCCTCGCCTGCAACCTCCATAATTGCCGGAAACTCGATAACCTCGTACTGGTCGGCACCCTCATTCTGTGCCATATCCCTTGTTAACCGACCCGTAAGATCGTCCGCGTGCCAGCGAGTCTGGATTACCGCAGCGCGCCCCCCAGGCATCAACCGCGTACGGGCTCCGTACGTAAACCATTCGTACGCCTTCTCAAAGACTTCAAAGTTCCCGTTTAGGATATCTTGCTCATTGTGGGGGTCGTCACAAAGCAGGAGGTCGGCACCACGACCGGCCAACGCCGAACCCACCCCACAGGCGTAGTAAACCCCACCATGGTTCGTGTTCCATCTACCTGCGGACTTGCTATCTACCGCAAGGGATACCGTTGGAAATACTTGTTTATACGCCTCTGAATCTATCAGGTTACGTACTTTACGGCCAAAATCAACGGCAAGATCTGCGGTGTGCGACACCATCAGCACCTGCTTATTAGGAAACTTACCGAGGAACCACGCCGGGAAATAGATAGAAACAAGCTGGGACTTACCATGCCGAGGCGGCATGTTCACACATACCCGGTCTTTGCGCCCTGCGGCGATGTCCATAAGCAGATTAGCCAGCAGCCGGTGGTGTTTCCCCACCTTATAGTCAGGCTGCACGTGCTTACAAAACTCAATGAGGTCGTCGTAACACGCAGCGGCACGCTGGCGCTGGTCCAAAATGTCGGCAATCTTGTAGATTTCAGCCTGTTCTTGGGCTGAAAAGGCGTCCAAATTGTCCAGCATCTGCTGGATTTCTGCCTCTGAGAAGTCTTGGGCCGAACTTTCCGCGCTAAGCATGGGGGTCGGTGCCCGCACCAGGGGCGGGGGTGATATCTTTTTCTACAAACCCAAGTTCTACATCAACATCAATGATGTTATTGCGCACATCGGAGGGTGGCACGGGGCGGGGGGCTAGGCGTTGCAGCTTTTCTTTGAGTTTGGCCCGCAATTCGTCGGTCGACTGGTGGGTTACAAGCACTTCAGACCGGTCTGTAAATAGGCCAACGTCAGAAATCTTCCCCAAAAGCTCCAGCGCGCGTATACGCACCCGAGGATCCGGGTTGCGCGACTCTTCTAGCAGCCGATTAGTCACCAGATATCGGATCTCAGCGGCGTTTCTGACCACCGTTTGGCCAAATTCGTCCAGATAAGTCCGCAATGTCAGCAAGGAGGCGGGGGCCATGGTTGATGCACGAGCGTTGGAGACGTGTTTACTGGTCGCCTCTGGGTTTGCAGCGTACGCACTAACTATTGCTGCAGCCGCCTCAACATCTTCCTGGGTGGGTGCAATGTCCAATCCCTTCTCCACAAGCAGTTCTATAGACCGACAGGCCGCCTGAGCCCGTTCTCGCAGGTCCATATATGTTGTATCGGGGCTAATCGCAACCCCAAAATCGGGGGATAGTTCTAACATTCGCAAATAGTATCGTATTTTCAAAGGATGTCAAAACAAAGTGGGGGGTGTTTTTATAACCATGGCGGTAGTAGGGGTATATGAAAAATGGAATGCGAAAAATTTTTGGGGTGGGGGCTGTAAACAACGAAGACCTTAATGCCAACGCAGCCCAATAAGACCTTAGTGCCAACGCAGCCCAATAAGACCTTAATACCAACGCAGCCCAATAAGACCTTAGTGCCGGTGTGGTGAATTGAGGATAGTGAAGATTGGTCGTGCAGATTAGCAATACATACGCGCGCGTGGGACTCCAAACCAGTCTTGGGGGGTCGGGTACGAGTGGGGTCGCCTGTTAGTCTATCGACTAACTGAATTATCTATTAACATCTATTGACAAACTATGCTAAGCCACGTAGAATTCGTCTTGCAGTATGTAGTTTTAATCAACCAGTAATAAAGGATCGTTCATGAACACTCAGTCCCTTGTTGTTAAGTTCCCTACCGCCGATACCACCCGAATCGGTGTCGATACACTGCGTGCCGAGTCACACGTCGCACAGAAATGGGTGAAGTTTACGGATATGCTGATTGCCGACGGGGTAACGTCTACGATGCTGGCAAGTAAAGACGGTTCGAAAGAATTACGCGAACACGTCAAAACTAACATCGTATTGCCGTCTTTTAAGGCGGAGGAATTGGCCCTTATGGCGAAGGAAACAAAGTCTTTGCCGGAAGAAAAGAAAGGTCAGAAGCGATTTCTACAGCAGCAAATAGGGTCACGGCTCGGCAAGATCGAACGTCACCTAAAGGATGCGGAAGCGCAGTCCGACAAAACCGACGGTACGCCGAAAGCGCCGAAAACGGATGCACAACGAATTCAAAAAATGTTAGACGACCTGCTAAACAAGGTAGGTAAAACGGAAAATCCCACGTACGATACCGTTGCCGTATGCAAACATCTACGGGAGTGCAAAAAGATCGTACCTGCGGTTTAGTTAGTCCCCCGACTAACACAAGCCCGGTTAAAAACCGGGCTTTTTTGCGTCTATTAGATACGCATCGCCGTGTTATTGCACGCCCGCGTTTGATCCGGCCCTGTTTAGCTTTGTTTGCCCCCGTTTGTCCCTATTTGCTGTTAGTCG